GTGTTGATATTTGATACTGTAACGATTACCGTATAATCTCGTGTACGAAATAGATCATTTACAGCTACCTGAAGCAGGTTTCCATTACCAGGCGCGGATAGCGTCGGACTGGTATCAAAGATTGTATCCTGCACGTAAGTTAATGCCATAGTGTCACCTATCTATAAAAACAGTCTAACCTTTACCTTTCTCATATTCTTTACGAGTCATCCATTTCTGTTCTCCCCAGCGATCCAAAGATTTTTGTGACTCCGTCTTACCGCCAGAATAACCACCACCTTTATTTTTGTAAGCTTGTGCTAAAAGCTGGGCCTTGCGAGCAGACCACTGGCCAGGCTTACCTCCTTTTGAGCCAGCCATAATCCGATCTTTAAGATTTTCGCGTAATTCTGGTTTGGTGTAGCTCATTAGAAACCTTGCGAAGGCTGTTTATTTAAAATAACAGGTGGAATATTATCTGCTCTACTACGCACCACCTCGCGCATGTAAGCAGGATTGTTCAACTGGAACCTAGGATCATCTTCTCCATTATACGCAACAACAAAATCACACTTGCTATGCTGCTCCTTACGTTTACTATTGAAAGGGTCGCTAAAACTTGAAGTCGTCAAGCTATAATCCCGATACATATTTTCGTATGTAACAGGGAAAGAGGGCGAATAACCAGGAACAGCGGCAAAACGCATTACGCTAAATAGTTTGGAGTCTGGTTAAATGCACCCATTAAAAGCTGCAATGGATTAATTGACGATTTAATTTGCGATGTTTCTCCAGACATTAGCTGTTTTGCATACGCGGCCAGAAAATCATCACCACCTTGTTTTTGAGTTTCTCCAATGCCAGGGAGAATGATATAAGTGTCTCCCTGTTTTGGTTGTTGTTGTTGTTGTGTGGGAGGTTGCACAGCTTGTGGCTGCATTGCAGCCTGTTCCCCTTGCTTACCCCCGACCGTATGAAGAAGACGAATCTCATATGGAGTGCCCTGAGCATCAGTTGTTTTGATGCTGCCGTAACCACGACCAGGAGTGAATGTTCCTGGACCTTCCCAGGCTAAAGGTACTCCTGCGCCAATACCATAATCCTGGCCCAAGTGAAAAGTCGATGCACCCTTGGTGGGTGCGACACGTTTACCATAACCAGAAGTGATTGGATATGCAGGATTCCATTGTTCGCCTTGTTGTTGCCACAAAGCTTTACGGTCTTTATCTACTTTTAGGCGAGTTAAAAGCGAGCGGATTGTACCTGGGTCAATATATTGTCCGTCTTTCAGAACCCGCACATCTAGGTGCGCTCCTGTAGTCGGATAAATATCTTCCGCAGTGGTGGCAATACGGCCGACGTCCAAGTAGTCTTGTGCTGCTGTTTTCGCCATAGTACGTAGTTAATACTGCGGTGCTTGGTCTAAACCAAAAGCTTTAGTTAGCAGAGCAAGAGAATTCAGACCTGCATCTATTTTTGGTGTATCTGGATTAAGAATAGTCTTTAAAATGAATCGATCTAAATTCTCTTTGGGGTCGACCTGTGGTTGCACGCCTCCAAACAAAATAAAAGTGCGGCCACCTGGTACAGCTGCTACATCTTGTGGTTGTTGCTGTGGTTGCTGCGGCGTAGCTTGTGTAGCCTGTGCGGCTTGCTGTGCTTGGGGTAAAAATTCTTTGTACTTGCCGCTTTTATAAACTGACCAAGCGCCAAGACCCTGACTACCTAAAATTTGTTTAGCAGCCTTGACGTTAGTTGTTGGGTCAAATAACTGGCTCTCTTTTTGAAGGCCAAACTGCTTCATCCGTGCAGGTCCAAGTCCACCGTGCATGTTGACTTGAAACAATCCATAAGATTTGTCAAGTCCTTCGGGATTGAATGCCTGCGTGCGTCCTCCTGATTCCGCCATTGCAATGGCAGTCATCGTCGGTATCTTGTCCTGCGGGAATCCTTGTTGTTTTAACAGGTCCGCAATTTGCTGTGGATTTAACTGCGACATGACAGAACTAGACTGCTTGGCGTTAACGGAAATCGTTTGAGAGCATAAGGCGAGTGCCAACAGCGACGTCGGCAGGGCCTGGAAGGGCTTGAATAAATTCAGCACCTTCGCGATTAAACCGATACCGGGCTTGCTCGGGGTTTCGGTAATTCGGAACATACAAATGTAGGGCTAATCGATCCGTCTCGTATAGGTAAATTGCCGTCCAGGTTTTCAGCGTGTCTCTAAAATCAGAGGTTGCAATCGTACGATCGACGTCACCGGCTATGCTTTCGATACGACTCCTGGGAACAGTATTGTTGTTCACACTTCCAGTCATGTCAGTGCGCTTTTCAGCTTCGTCGCACCGACTGACTTGTTCGACAATTTTCGAATACCAGAACGAATCTGGGATGTTGTTGACAGCTTCTTCAAGACGCGCTAAGTCACCTGCCGGAATAGACGTGGTGTTATAACCAAGGTGCCAGCGAACTTTAGACTTGAGGAAGTTATCGAGTTGCATTACTCAAAAGAAATGCGTTATTGGATACAACTCTCTAGTTATACCCAATAACACACTAGCACGCGCAAATTATCACTCAACGCGAACAAGACTATCTTTGAACATCTCGTCCCAGTCAATTCGCTTGATCGATTTCAGTTGATCCAATCGAGTGAATTTCTCACCAGGGAGAGAAAGCTGTAAATCTTTAATATCACGCGCTGTTTTAAGTCCAACACCTGGAAGGGCATCAGCAATCTGTCGAGCGCTTGCAGTATTGATATTGATACGCGTATCAAGAGGGAACGTTTCCCGTTGAGTGGGTTTCGGCGGCTTGACTCCTTCCGATTCAAGTTGAACGGTCAGGCGCTCTTCGGTGCGAATTTTTTCATTGGTAGCCTCCAGATGTGGTGTCAAATCGGCTTCATTGACGTATAGAACCTCATCTTGCGAGTCGATGCACATCACAATGTCTTCACCATGTTTGGAGATCATCTCTACAAGACCCCCAGTCAGGCGGTATTGATACAGCATTTTTGTTAGTTGAACCTTCGCTTAGCTTATCAAAATAAATCCTAGATGCCTAGACACAAAAAACGGACCCCGAAAGGTCCGTTCGTTGCATCTTGGAGTTACGATCAGATGTCGTCTCCGCCCACCTGCGAGACGAAGTCGATGTACTCGTTGATGGACTCCCAAGTGGCCGCAGCGGCGGGACGGAGGTAGTTCACACGGCACACCAGGTAGCCAGCCTTGCCGGCATCCTTATCGGTAGAGCTAATGAACACACCGTCGCCATCCGCGGAGGTGGAGGTCACGCCGTTCACGTTGAACACCTTGAAGGTGGTGTCCGCAGTGACGCGGTAGAACATCGCGTTGGCGAAGTCGGCCGCCACAATACCACCAGTGGTCACACTAGAGGTGAAGGGCAGGTCAGCAACGGCAGTATCACTCAGACCCTGAGCAAACAGCGAGCTAGTAGCGCTCACAATGGCGCTAGCAGCAGCAAGACCGTTGGCTTGAGTCGAAGGCACGCCGAAAGGAGCGCCAGCGTTGTTAGGACCAAGCAGCAGACCTTCGGTAGAAGTACCACCGATGTCAGCGGTCACAGGGGAGGCAGGGAAACCAGCCAGACCACCAGCGGGCAGGTCCTGAGCCACGGCGATAGAAGCGCCGTAAACATAAGCAGGACGAGCAGAGGAGGCTTGCACCACCAGGGAGGTGCGATTGTCGCGCACCCGGTCATCAGGACGACGATCAGGCGAGGGAACAATAATATCGAAGCTCTTAAACGAAGCTTTGTCTGCGGCAAGGTTATCAATCTTGACGTAGCCAATCAGCTCGAAAGCTTCTACGCCAGGCCAGCCGTATACACCTTCGGTGTTATAGGAGGACAGGCGGTTGATTTGGTTACCGGGTTGCAGGATTGCACCGGCTTCTTCTTTGTAAGCAGCCATTGGTTAAGTACCTCCTTTATCACTCAACGATGGTGAAGGCAGTGGTAATGAAGTCCTTATTCAGGTTAGCAAAACCGGCGTACAGCTGCCAAATCAGGATGATAAAGCGGCTGAAGTCATCATTGTTATTGATGAGAACCTGAGCATTGGGACCGCCAATACCTACACCGACAGCCTGAGGACCGAAGAACAGACCAGCAGGAGTAGTGCGAGTTGCAGAGCCGCCGCCACTGCCGATGTCGACGGAGATACTCTTGTCGGGGAAGTTGGTGGATTCGAAGAAACGCACACCTTCAAACACGAAGCCAGAAGGCATGACGGGTTCACCAGCCACGAACTGAGCTTGACCGAACTGACCGCCACCGTACAGAGCAGCGTTGGGGGCCATCATTCCCATCAGGGGATTAGGAACACCAGTGCCAGGATAGCGGGCCACTTCGCGGAAGCCCTGGTCAGCACGCAGATCCTTCATGAAAGAGGGATCGGCGATACAACGGTAGTAGCCGTCAGCGAACACGGGGGTGTTACGCTTACGCAGCTGCTTCACAACCTCAAGAAGGTCGGTCTTGACGTTGAACTTGAACCGCTCAGAAGCGTACTCGGTAGCGGTGTAGTTGTTGAGAGCAGTCGCGGAAGATTTGGTCTTACCGTTGGGGTAGTAGTAACCACCCTGGCTATCAGAAGCGGCACCGCGAGACTCAGCCTTGAACAGCTCGTCCAGGAACACACGGTCGCGCCAGCGGCGATAGTCGTCCAGGAGGGTCAGCGAACCGATGGACTGGTGGAACATGTTAAGGTTCCCGGTGTCCAGCAGCAGACGCTGAGCGGTCATCAGAGTCTCACGAGCAATTTTAAAGGTGCTCGGGAGGTTGGTGTTGTTCGGGTCAGCGGGACCGGTGTACTCACGCAGAGACACCAGCACCTTGTCCTTTACGATAGACCGGCTGTTAGCAGTACCGATGGTTTGATCCTGGGTACGCTCACGGCTAGTCTTCGTTCCAGGGCTACCCCAGAAACGATAGCGGTCAAGTTGAACGGTTTGACCCGGCTGTTTGGTGAAGTCGTGGACAAC